AATATTACAGTTATACATAGAGGCACTACAGGTACTATATGGTTACGTACTGATGGTAATGAGCCCGTAATTTTGGCAGACGACAATTATCCTGTGTTACCGGGGCAAGCTGTCACATTTCCTAATGGCATTTTATCTCAAGAACCTATTACTCGATCTGTTAGTGGAACAAGCGTATTATTAATATCAGATACAGCAATTCCATTTACTGTTTACGCTTCTTAGGATTAATATGTCACTTTCTGTAGATACTCATTCTGGTTTTACAGTAGCTAATACTGCATTAGATCTCTCAAATACTAGTTACTATACAACCGTATTTATAGCTAACCGTAGTACCACAGGAAGTCCTGTAGATTTATGGATAAGACTAGATGGAACCATATCTACAGTAGGTGGGGATAACTGTTATTTAGTTCAACCAGGAACAGGGAGAAGTTTTCATAATTTATCCGCTCCTTCAGAGAAAGCTTTAGATTTTCTGGGCGTGACGACTGCCAGCGTAATTTCTAGCAGTATCTGTCCTTTTTATATAGAGTTCAATTAATATAGAAATATCATACGGAATTTTTATGTACGACCATATGTATCAAAAAATTTAAGTGAGAGACACATGGCCGTTATGGTACGAAGCGGTAATCTTACCGCAAATGTTGTTAGTACAATAAATTTTTCTAATTACTATCCCAGAATCGCTATATTAAATAGAGGTAGTGACGATATTTGGGTACGAGCAGATAGTATAAACCCCACTGTAGGAGGAGATGATTCTTTTGTTATTCCTTCCTATAGTTGGAAAGATAATATAATAAATAGTAGTGGAACAAGCACAGAAATACGCCTTATATCTGCTAGTGCTATTTCTTTCACTGTAGAGGGGATAACCTTCTAATGAGAGGAACCTTTCTTCGTTCTGTCGTAGGTTTGACAGGGCCCAAAGGAGACACAGGCACTACCGGAGCCCAAGGCCCTACTGGTTCAACTGGGGTTGCCGGATCTACGGGTCCTACAGGTAGCACAGGCTCAACTGGAAATACTGGATTAACCGGAGCAACAGGGGATCCTGCTTCTATTTATTACAATGGGACCCTACAGACAGCTCCTAAAATATTTATTGCTAGTGTTGTTACCGCATCAGATAGTACTTTTACAGTTAATACCTCCGCAGCAGGATTTACTTCTGTATATTCTGTCCATGCGACAGGTATAGCTAGTAATTCGACATTGGCAAACGCATTAGGAACTTCAATATATACCTTTACAACAACCTCAGTAACTGGAGTAGCCTATATACCTTCCGCCGCCGTACTAGGATTACTAGGAGTATCCTTGGCTGGTGCCGGAAAAACTATTATTGTAACTGTCATAGGTAAATAATGTGGTAATCTCTATACCATAGATACTAATTCGGCGAATATATTAGGACGTAAATTAATGTCAATGACTTTCTACTCTCCATCAATGAGAGCTTCCGCTTCAGACCTAGCGATTGCTATAAGCCCACTAGGTTTAGTTGAGCTTTCTGATGAAGAATTTGAAATGCATGGACCACGTTTAAATAGATACGCAGAATACTGGGCCTGGTACTTAGGGCATCATTGGGGAACTCGTAGAGAATTTGGTGATCCTCAACTTACCTTTAATTACATAAAAGCCTTTGCTGATTATATTAATAACTTTTGCTTCTCCAGAGGAATTTCCTTTGATACCATTAAAGAGTACGATCATATTATTCCTGCCTTACTAAAGAGAATTTGGCAACAGGATAATAATATGAAAGCTGTTACTTGGGAATTGGGTCAGCAAGGAGGTGTCTCTGGAGATGCTTTCGTTAAAGTAGCTTATGAACCCGCTTGGGAAGATGAAGCAGGAAATATTCATCCCGGAAGAGTTCGTATCCTTCCTCTTAATTCTGCTTATTGTTTCCCTACGTGGCACCCACACGATAGAGACAGACTTCTTGAGTTTAAATTAAAGTACCGTTTCTGGGGAACAAATACGGAAGGTACTAGATCTGTATATACATATACTGAACTTATTCGTTCTGATACCATCAGAGAATTTGTTAATGATGAACTAATTGATGAGCGCCCAAATGCTCTAGGCGTTATTCCTATTGTGCATATTGCTAATCATCCCGCTTCCGGATCCCCTTGGGGAATGTCCGATGTGCAGGATTTGATTACCCTTAATCGTCAGTACAATGAAACTGCTACTGATATCGCAGACATCGTTAATTATCATGCAGCTCCTATTACCGTTGTTATAGGCGCGAAACCTTCTCAGCTTGAGAAAGGAACCAACCGTGTTTGGAGTATTGGTAACAAGGATGTAGATATTCATAACCTTGAAAATGGCGTAGATCTACAGTGGCCCTTGGAAGTTCTTAATACTCTTAAGCGTTCCATGCATGAAATGACCGGAGTACCTGAGTCTGCTTTGGGCCAGTCACAGCCCATTTCAAATACCTCTGGTGTGGCTCTTGCTATTCAGTTTTATCCTTTAATTCAAAAGTTCGAGCTAAAGAAGATACAATATGGTAAGGGACTAGCAAAAATAAATGAATTAGCATTAAGAACTTTATTTATTTTTGAACCCGAAGCAGCTTTATATGATCCTACTACTGAAGGTATTATTAAAGAAGGTCAACCTTTGGCAGTAGATCCAGCAGATCCACTTCTTTATTTCAGTGATATCGATTGGCCATCTCCACTTCCAGTGGATCGTTTAGTCAAGTTGAATGAGATTGCTGCAATGATGAATATGGATATGGAAAGTCGTAGAGGAGCTTTGAAGGATCTGGGAGAACAATTCCCAGACGATAAGCTACAAGAAATCTATGATGAACTGCACGAAGATGCTATTCGTGATGGTGCACTACGTATGCTAAGAACACAAATTGATTCTGTAACTGCTGAACTTACCGGAATGGTTCCACAACCAGACGGTACTTCAGAAGTAGTGGATCCAGGTAAGGATGCCGAAGGCAATCCTAAGCCTCCTTCTGGAGGACCAGGAACGATTAATAAAATCGACTTGGATAAGCTTGATGGTGCAGGTTCTATGAATGCCTTACGTGAGGCAGTGGTCACAGCGTACGGAACAAAGCTAGGTTCTCGACAGCTACCTACAGACGACAACTAAGTACACATTTAAGTAAATTCACATGGGACATATTCGGAAAACAAATAGCTAAAATTTAGGAGATATAACAATGGCAACTCCAGTACAGCCAAATTTGGTGACATCAATTGAGTCTCCAAATCCGGCAGGAAACGGTGCGCAGAGTCCGAATCCTTCCCCAGCAGCTTTTCAGCATGGCGCTACAGGTGAACGAATATTTACCGCAGACGACATTGCAAAGGCTCGTAAGGAAGAGAAGGATAAGCTGTATCCCGAGCTGACTTCATTAAAGGAACAATGGGCAGAAGCTCAGAAAACCTTACAGACGCTTGCGGATCAACGTACTGCGGAACAAGCCGAAGTCGATCGTAAAGAAGCCGAGAAGCAAGCTTTAATCCAAGCTAAGAAAGACGAAGAGATGTCTGCAAAGGCTCTTCTGGAAGCTAAGCTGGAGGAGACTAATAATACCTGGGAATCACGTTTTGCCCAGTTGCAGCAAGAAAGAGAATCTGAACGTGCAGTACTTGCAAAGGAAAGACAACTAAACGAACTTGTAGATTATAGAAATTCTCAATTACAAGCAAGCAGTACTGAGATCGCACCTCAATTCCATAATTTCATTACAGGTGAGACTAAGGAACAAATTGACAACGCTATAGCACAAGCAAAGGTTGCTACTCAGTCAATCGCAGAAGAAGTCGCTCAAGCTCGTACGCAACAAACACAGCAGGCTCGTGGAGTTTCTCCCACAGGCTATACAGCTCTTGGTCCACTAGATGGAACCATGGGGCAGAAGCAGTACACAGCTGAGGATATTAATAAGATGTCCATGGCTGAATACACTAAGTGGCGTCAGGATTATGGAATTGCTAATAGTGACGCTCAAAGAAGCCGTGGCATTCTCGGTTAAGTAAATGCTTTAAAAGAAACTATCTGGGCTTATCGGCTAGTGCCCTTGCCCATACAAACGATAAGGACTAAACATGGCAGGATCAGCCATTACGGGCACACCGAATATCTCTGGTGCTCCAACATCTTACCCTGGTGGTAGCTCAGCTCTTTCTCCAGCTATCCAGACCGTATGGTCAAAAGAAATTTTGTTCCAGGCAATGCCTATATTACGTTTCGAACAATTTGCTGTAAAGAAGACAGAGCTTGGTGTTACTCCAGGTCTTACAATTAACTTTATGCGTTACAACAACCTAGGACAAGCCAGTCAGCTTGTTGAAGGTATCCGTATGCAGACTGCTCCACTGACAGCTAGTCAGTTCAGCATTACTGTAGCTGAGCAGGGATTCGCTGTTGCTGTTTCTGAGCTTCTGCTAAACGCTTCCTTTGATGATGTTATGGCTTCTGCCTCACGTCTTCTAGGACGTAACATGGCTACCTACCTAGACGTATCAGCCCGTAACACTCTTCTACAGGCTTCTTCTCAGATCTTCGGATATGAGAAGGACACTGGTGCATTGAACAACCAGGTTTACTACAACATCGGTACTCCTGGTACAGGTAATGTTTCCATGACTGGAGACTTCAACCTAACTTCTCAGACAATCTACGACGCAGTAGAAACACTGGCAACAAAGAACGTACCCCGCCTAGGGGAGACATATGTCTGTTTTGTCCACCCTCACCAGAGCCGTTGGCTACGTAACGATCCTCAGTTCATTGAGATGACTAAGTATGCAGCCCCTGGTAACTTTATGCTAGGTGAAATCGGGCGCCTAAATGACGTAGTCTTCATCGAGACTACTCAAGTTCGTAATGTTGTTGGTGGCGCTGGAACTGGTTGGACAACAGATACAACAACTGGTGGTGTAACAACTGGTAATGGAAACGCTAACCGCTATGACTCTATCTTTATCGGAGACAATGCATTCGGTCACGCTATTTCTCTACCTGTTGAACTACGTGACGGCGGAATTCTTGACTTCGGAAGAGAGCACGCACTTGCGTGGTACGCTATCTGGGGACTTGGCCTGATTACTGACATTTCTGTAGTTATCGCCTCTACTAACTAATATTTACTTTATGTCCGTTTAGGACACGCCCCTTCTCAGTGCCCCTTGCTGGGGAGGGGCTTCACACTAATACATGAGCTACAAAATTGGAGAATAGAATGCCACCACGTAAAAGAGCCGGAGATCTTACCGGCATTGAGACTGAGCGTCTACAGAAGGAAAATGCCGCAGAGCTTAAGAAGCGCGCACAAGAAATTTCCTTGATGGCTGAAGTTGAAGCTGAGATCAATGAAATTCCCATCGATTATTCAAACGGACCTATTACTTCTGTACAAATAGATGAACTGGACGTTGATCAGGAAATTCAGCTAGATACGCCTACTCGTGTTATTGTTCCTAATACAACATTAGAGCAAGTTACTTTCGGTGCCGGAAAGCATTACACTTTTGAAGAAGGACGAAAGTATACTGTCTCTGTAGAATTAGCACGACACCTATCAAGTAAGGGCCTCCTTTGGGAGGGCGGATACCGCTAAGAAAAGGAATAATACATGTCAGGCAATCTAACGGATACTACGGATCGTGCCATCCTTAATTGGATAACTGGTACATCTTTGGGCGGATGGATACCTCCCACAACAGGTTATGTGGCTTTGCTGACGGTAGATCCTGGTACTACTTCTGCAAACCCCACAGATCCTCAAGTATCTGAATTAACAGAATTAGCTGCGGTTGGTTATTCCCGCCAAGCAGTTACTTGGACAGCGGCAACTTCTCCAGTTAATGGAACAAGTCAGATTCAAAATAATAACTTAGTAACCTTTGGTCCTTTTACAGCATCTAATGGTTCAGGTACTCCTACTACATATGGCGCTTTAGTTACTACAGCATCAGGTACTACAGGAGAAGTTATTTCAGTATGGGAATGGGACACGCCTGTTCTTGCTGTTCAAACTCAATCCATTACTATTCCGATTGCCAATATCACTCTCACACAACAGTAGGTCTCTATGGCATTTACCGTGCAGGATATTATTAACAGAGTCCGAATAGAGCTAGGGGATACTGGCGCACCTTTCTCCGACACCTTTCTTGGTACAGGAATGCTTTCTACCTATGACTTAACTGAGTTCAATATATGGAATGAAACAGTGACGTGGATTAGAAATCAATCCCCTGTTCTTCTTGTAAAAAATACTGACTATACCATGAACTACCAAGAAGGACGTATATTTCTTACAGGAATTCCTTCACCTCTCCCACAAGGAGATACCTTGGTAGTATCTGGCCAAGCCAGCGGTATGTTCTCTGATGAAGAATTAGGATCATTTGTTAACGATGCCGTTCTTCAACATGCACATGGAAGAACAGTAAAAACTAGATTCAAAGATTCTAATGGCTTCATAAAGTATGTAACAGTACCTATGGATCTATCAAATCTTCCTGACGTAGAAGGTACCTTAGTTGCTTTGAGAGCAACAATTGATGCGCTATGGTCTCTAGCAACAGATGCAAGTACTGATATTGATATTTCCAGCGCAGATGGAACTTCTGTTCCTCGTAGTCAGCGTTACCATCAGTTGCGTGAACAGATTGATGGTATGACTGATAGATACAATCAGTTATGCGCTATGATGAATATTGGACTTAATGCTATTGAAATGTCCAAGATAAGAAGAGTATCTAAGACTACCAACCGTCTTGTTCCGATCTTTGAGGACAGAGAATACGACGACTACGAATTACCGCGTCGCCAGTTGCCTCCAATTGATAATCGTGATGAAGACGAATCCAACCTGCAATCTCCTGTCTTTGGTGGAATGTGGGGACTATAAATTGATGAAGACCCTTATAGACAAGGATGTATCCCTATGGGAAGAATAGGTTGGAAAGGTGGACGCTTTTCCGTAGACTTTGAAACATCCGAAATCTATAAGGGTCTTCGTGATTGGCAGCGATGGACTGGAGATAATGTTTATTATTTCAGATTCGCCTATGATCAATCCAGCGTAGATCCTGTATATGGAGAAGCGGACTCCCCTATGGGACGAGTTTACTTTGGCCCTAATCTGATTCCCGCTCTTCACGTTATCCATATTGAAGGAGATAACGATAATACAGAAGACGGTTTTTACTACAATGATCGTGCACATATAACATTGTCTTTCGATCAACTAAAACGTACTGGCCTAGATCGCATGGATTTGAATACGCAGAATTACTTAAAAGACAGATTTATATATGATACTAAAGTATTTCGTGTAACAAGTGTTCAGATTCTAGGACAGATTCAACAAAAAGATATAATTGTATCAATTGATGCTACTCAGGTAAAGCCTGATGAAATGGTCAATGATCTTCAATTTGCTCAATATGTATCTCCCAATGACAAGCAGTTCTCTCAGAGATTCAGTCTTAACGACGCAGTCTACGATCCTTACGTCAGTGGTCAAGGTATGTATCCTTTGAACTACTCTCACGCTTCTCCCGCTGGTGCTATGAGTAAAGCACTACAGCAAGTATCACCTTCTCTCCGCAGTACTGTATATGCTCCACCAATTATCTTGGGATATGGAGAAGGTTTTTATGGTGAAGGAGGTTATGGTGGCGGCCCCATTACATCTTAGAAAAGGTATCTTATGGCACTAGTACTACCTGTTCGTGGACAAGCGGATTGGGATATAGCCAATAACAACGCTTTGATATATCTTCAAAGTGCTATTAACGTTGCCTCCTCTCAAATTAACGGAGTAACAGTATCTGGTACTCCAAATGTTGATGACGTAATAAAAGCTACCAGCTCTGTTACAGCGCATTGGGCCCCAGGAGGCGGAGCTGTTGGCGCCTTACTCGCAGCTAATAATTTATCTGATCTGCAAAGTGCTCCTACAGCTCGAACCAATCTTGGCCTAGGAACAGCCGCTACGGCCTCTTCTAGCGCCTTTGACGCAGCGGGGGCAGCAACTACCGCACAAACAAATGCAGGCTCTTACACGGACGCACAGATAGCTTCTGAGGTTACACGTGCTAATGCCGCTTATCTGGTCAAAGCAAGTAATTTAGCTGATTTAACAAATGCGGCAACCGCTAGAACTAACCTTGGATTAGGTACCGCTGCTACTCAAGCCAGCTCAGCATTTGATGCTGCTGGTGCTGCTACAACAGCTCAAGCAAATGCTATAGCTGATGCTATTACTAAGTACATGCCTCTTCGTGCTGACATATTTGATGTTACTAAATATGGTGCTAAGGGAGATGGACAATTCATTATTGATGGAGCCATTACTTCTGGACAAGCAGATCTTACATCTACCTCGGGAAAATTTGTTTCTGGGGACGTGGGTAAGTATGTATTAATTAAAGGCGCTGCTAACTCTACAGTAACCTCTCTAGTGGCCCAGATTATTACTTTTGTAAATTCTAACCATGTAGTAATTAATACAAATGCTGTAACAACAGTAACGAATGCTCTAGTGTTGTGGGCAACAAATGATACTGTTGCTATTCAGACAGCTATTAATGCTGCAATGGTATATGCCGCTGCTCATGGAACAGCCACAGTATTCTTTCCTACAGGTTCCGGATATTTCTACGGTATCGCTGGACCACTAGACACTACACATTCTGGAAACTCTCAACTATATCTAGCTCCTGTAGTTACTACAGCTAACAAATCCAATCTGATATTTCTAGGAGTAGGTAATGGCTCTGTTCTACAGCACTGGCTACAGAAAACTCCGCAACTAAGCGGAAGTACTTTAGTATCCTTTGGCTTGTATGCAAACTCTACCGTTCAGAATAGTGATATAACTGCCCACGGAAATGCCTGTGTAATTGGCGGTCCAGCTCAACCTAGTGGTTATGGAACTTCTTCACTTCTGTTCAGCAATATGGGTGTGACGTTCAAGGATGTGTCTATTCTTGTTCCTCATAGTATGGGAGGCTTAAGCTATTCCGCTGGAGATATGTCAGGAGTTTCTAATTGTTGTTTATTTGATTTCGCTTATGGAACAGCAGGAGTAGTTCCTGACGGAGATTATGTCAATCCTAATCTCTTTGCCGCAGGACTATCTATTGGCTGGTTGATGCCTGCCAATGGAAATAATGATTTGTGCACCGTAAGAAATGTCACTTGTCATGGTGGTTTTGTATTTGCTTTCTTTATGACAGAACATGCTGTAATTGATAGTATGAGAATTCTTTACTCTTGGTCCGCTTTATGTCCTATAAGTACATACTTTGGATCAGTAGGAGCTTCCCATGCTATGTGGGTAAATCAACTATCCGCAGAAGGCTGTGTCAACGAAGTCAATATCTTTGGTGCCGGGGTATCTGGTATAGGTCCGTTCCTAAATATCGATCAATTGGATACTGAACATAGTAATATTACTTTTACAGATAGAAATTCCGGAACAGCTTTAGCTGCCGCATTAGGTACAGTAAGACTTGTGGGATTATATACACCTTCCAATGTTACGGTTACAGCGCCTACTGGTCTAAAGATTATTGATGGACAAAGAGCTTATCCTTCTAAAACTGTAACTGCTAATTATAATGTATCGGTTATTGATGAGACTATTTACGCAGATGCCACCGCTGGAGCAATAAATATTAATTTAACTAGTGCGCAATGGACACCTAACACTTATACAATAGTAAAGACAGATTCCAGTGCCAACCATGTAAATGTGATAGCCCAGGGCGGACAAACTATTATAGGTACTATAGGTTTGGGCACAGGTACAGCAGCATTGACTAGTCAATATCAGAAAATAAAAGTGGCACCACAAGGCGGTATAAATACTAATTGGTACGAAGTACTATAAGGATAGGAAAACAATATGACTTTTACTCCCATTGTTAAAGGAACACCTAATTGGGATGTTCCTTTAAACAGTGCGCTAACTTCGTTAGAAAATGAAATAACCGCTGGTGCTTCTGTTATCAATGGTGTAACAGTAACTAATACACCTGTTACTAACAATATTCTTACTGCAACAGGCCCTACTACTGCCGCCTGGACTACTACTCCTTTTCCTTCTTCCGCAGTAGTTCAAGTACCAGCTCCTACAGGAGTAGCCGCCACAGATCAAACAAACATTAATAATGCCATAGCTACTCTTCCTTCTGGGGGAGGAATAGTACAACTACAAGCAGGTACCTACGTGGTGCCCGCACCCGGATCCGCCTCTAGTGGTTGTGTAAACATGTCAGTCAATAATTCAGTATTGGCAGGCATGGGCATGGGAGTAACTACTATCAAACTGGCGGCAGGGTCTACTGGAGTTACCGGAATTGCCAGAACACCTTCTGCTGTAGCCAATTCTAAAATTACATTTAAAGACTTTACTATCGATGGCAACGCAGCCAACCAAACAGGCACACCTGTTATTGTAGGTTTTTTCTGTGGAGTAACGCCCAATAGTACTGCGACTGACACAGACATAGCCGTAATTCGTGTAGAGATTATGAACTGTACTGGTTACGGTTTTGATCCACATGAAAGAACAACACGCCTATATATGCTTGGCTGTATATCACATAATAATGGTACTGATGGTGCCCATGATGGTTTCACTTTAGATGCTTGTTATGATTCTCAGATCATAGGGTGTGTAAGTTACTCTAACGGACGTCATGGCTTTAATTTAGTTACTGCCTCTAACTCAGTACAATTAATAGGTTGTGAATCCTATAGCAATTCTGGTGCAGGAATAGTATTACAGAATGGTTCCAAAAATACTATTATTACTAGTTGCAAAGTACGTAATAATACTTTAGAGGGAATTCTTATTAATGGATTACCACAATCGGGGCAGCAAGATAATACTCCTGGTGCCAGCAATTCTGTAAAATCTAATGAGATTTTACTATCAGGTACTCACGGTATTCACATAGTTGGTGGAAGTTATAATCATATCTCCGGAAATACTGTAAGAGATTCTTCTCAAACTACTACTAATACTTCTAATCAAATTTATTTAGATGAATCTGGAACAACATATTCTACATATAATACTGTTACAGACAATGATCTAAACGTAAGCGGTGTTACGAATGCTCCTAAATACGGTATATTTGAGAAGACAGTCAATGAAGATTTTAATTTCGTATTTGGTAACAGAAGTCTAGGCGCTGTAACTTCGCAAATCTTGTTGGCAGGAACTACCTCTGTACGCCTTGCCGCACACAATGGAGTCAATGAGCATCCTGTTACTACCCCCTATGTGCAAGATATTCCTTCCATGCACGGATTACTTGAATGGCCTTTTGCTACTTCACAAGCTGGAGGTAGCAGCACTTTAAGTAAGGGACAGATAACTTTACAACGTATAACATCGCAAACTGGTGGAACTATATCTAATGTAGCATTCAACGTAGTTACTGCCGCAGCCGGATTAGCTACTAGTTTTATAGGAATTTATAGCAGTGATGGACAAACATTACTAGCACAGTCTGCTGATTTTTCTAGCACAGTTGGGACAAGCACTGGTTCTTTCACTATCCCGCTTACTGCTTCTTTTGTACTAAGTCCTGGCCAAGTTGTTCTTGTAGGAATACTTGTAGGAAATGCAACTACTACAGCCTTCGGTCCAGCCAGAGCAGCCACAGGTGCTAATACCAAGAACTATGGACTTACTACAGCTTCTCCGTTGATGACTTCTACCTTCGGTACCACTTTGACCGCACTGCCTTCTACAATAACTTTGGCATCTACAAGTGGTAGTGGTGCTGTTGACTTCTGGTTCGGGCTTAAATAATACATATTAATGTAGGGGTTGTGCATGTTTATCTTTAATGAAGACAGAGCCATGAAGAATAAGTTTTCTAATTTGGTTGTACAAGATGTAAATGCTCCAGATATGGGATCACCTGTGCAAGTCATATGGTTGGACGCTGATGTAGAACTTACTAATCTGACCTATCCTTCTATCATTGTTGCTAATACTGGATTATCGTTTGCCGAGGATAGAGCTCATTCAGGCTGGTTTCAACTTCCTTATACTCCTGAAAATTTTGATCAATGGATAAGTGATAGTACAGAAGATGTAACGCAAAGTCCTTATTGGGCTTTCACACCTATACCGTATAATATTGATTATCAAATAGAAATATTAGCAAGAAACAATAAACACTCTACTTTCCTTTCTGCCATACTATCTGGTCCAGACTTTCTTAGTGTGCGTCATGGGTATCTAGCTATTCCAGAAGATGGCACAGTACGTAGACTAGATCTTATGTCTGGGCCAGAAAGACAAAGTACGCATGATACGGACGGGAAGAGAATTTTCCACACAATTTATACGGTAAGAGTTTCTACGGAACTATTGCCTGTCGAGATTGATGCCTATTCAAAGGTTACGAAAGTTGTGGATACTATTACTGTTCTTCCACCTGTAATATAGCTATCCATAATTATCAATTAGCTAGGAGATATTAATGACTTATCAGCGTCCTGGTGTATATGTAAATACATCCTTGACTCCGCTGTCTACAGGAACAGTAAATCCTGGACAGTCAACGGCTGCTTTTGTAGGTGTCCATACTCAGGGACCAACACAGCCAACCCTTATTAAAAGTTGGAATGACTTCTTAAACATCTATGGTGGTTTCGGCACAGCCGCAAACTATTTACCTTTTGCTGTTTGGCAGTATTTCAATAACAACGGTAATCAGTGTTATGTAGTAAGAGCAGCCGCATCAGATGCTGTGACAGCCACACAGACGCTCAATGACCGTGAAGTAGGTACTGGAGGTATTCTTCCTCCTACTGGCGTTTCAGCTACTCCTGCGGGTACTGTAACTCCTTCCTACACATATGAGTACACAGTAACTGCGGTAAATGCCAGCGGGGAAACAAACGGTGGAGTACCAGCAACAGCGGTCGCCAACCAAGTACTGACAAGTTCTAACCATGTAACCGTTGGTTGGACTGCCGTTACCGCTGCTACGGGTTATAAAATCTATCGTCGTAACTTGACAACTGGCGGTGTACTAGCTACTCCCCTATTACTAAGTGCTGTGTCTGGCCAATCTACTGTTACCTTTACGGATGATGGCAGTTTTACACCAATGACTAGCATTCCTTTATACAACACAACTGGTACAGCGGTACCTATCTTAAAAATTAGTTGTGTGTCTGTAGGTGTCTGGGGTAACAGTGTTTATATAGATATCACAGATAGCGTAACGGGTAATGGTAGATTTAATCTAACAGTTCGTTACGGCGGAACTGCCGATTCTAATATCGTTGAACGATTCTTAGATATAACAATGAATCGCACAGATCAACGTTACGCAGTGTCTATGCTTAACTCCACATTGCTGGGTTCAAAGTATATTCAAGCTGTGGATTTGGGCGCATACACTACATGGAATACTGCTATTACTCCAAAGACACAAAGTCCCATTGCTCTTGCTAGCGGTTCTGATGGTTCAGCTACACCAAGTCTTCTTACT